AAATTAGCCACGTATATGCATGGCCTTCCCGCTAGGCGCTCCATATGCGTCACATTTCTGGGCGCGCCCCACTCGAACCAATTTTCATCTGTAAATCGTCTGATTTTACGGGCCATGAGGGCCTCCTTGTTCGCCTCGAGGTGCGCGGCAATCTCAGGAGTGGCCCTTCCGTAAGCGAACTTCTCGACCCGGCCCTTGGCGGTCAGGACCTCCATGTTCCCAAAAGGCACTTTGAATACTTCATCCTTCCCAGACACGAGACCTACATACACGTCAAATAGTTCATAGACATTTTTGCCGGAAGAATCCCCGAAACTTACGATACCGTCAGTAACCTGGCACGGCTGCTCGACCCCATTCACGGTCGTGGCCGTCCGGACCCCCTTTTGGTACCTGAACACGACGACATCGATACTAGCCCCGTCGAAGAGCTTCTCGTCATGAGGAAATAAAAAATCGGTGAATGTTCCATTCGCGGCCATGCGGGATATAATAGGTGCGGCACTCGTCAATTTCAGAAAGTCTGAAGGTACGATGAAAATCAGCTCACCATCGTCCGCAAGCAGGTCTAAGCACCGGTCTATGAATTTTAGGTACAAATTGCCAGTGGTCTGTTTCACGTAAGGTGGGTTCCCGATGATGGTCCTGAATTTTGAATCAAAATTCTGTTCCAAGAAATCTCCCCACACGACATTCTGGGTCGTGAAAGTCACAAGGGGTTCGACGGTCTCATCGAGTTCGCAGCACGTCATAGGGTAAGCTGGGTCGGCCTCCAAGAAGAGCTTCAAAAGGTGCCCTCTCCCGAAGGAGGGCTCGAGCAAGGGGAACGACTTGTGTTGGACCTTTTCGAACACGAACTTTTGAAGATTTTCACATACTGTAAAGTACTGTCCCAAGTTTTTTCGTTTGGACATATTTAATAAACATCCAGAACGTTTAAGCCAGTTAAGGCCTAGACCTTCATAAACCCTAATGGCCACCATGATCCATCTTGTGGCGGAGACCCGCAACAAGGCCATCGTCGCCACGACCCTCCACACGATGATGAACATTCACGTCCAATGCATGCAGCGCGGCATCCATCTCGAGATTCACTTCGTGGACGACAAGTCGTCCTTGCCCAAGCTCATCAAGACGGGAGATCGCATCTTCTGGATGGAGTACGGAACTAACCTAAATAACGAAATTCTGCCGAAGGTTTTCGAGCCCATGCCCAAGGGCACGTCTGTCCTCGTATTCCCCTCGGTCAAGGAGGGAATCAACTGGGAACAGTTTTCTCAGAAGACCAAGGCTGGTTCGACTGAGCCGGCCCATCAGCGTGGTCTCGCGTTCGATACCGAGGTTGGCCGCAAGCTCACCGATGGAATTTACGAGTGCACCAAGACATCCGCGCGCGTGTGGCTCATGGACGCCAAGCCGGTCGATAAGAAGCTTCGCGGTGGCAAGGTGAACGTTCTACTACCTTTGACGGACAACGAGGCTATGTTTTCCCGCCTCATGAGTTTGGACCTAAAAATTGGTGTCGCGTCCGAGGCAACGGTGATCTGTCACTTTGTACATGAATGCTTTGGAAACATCCTCGAGGCTTCTGGTGTTGAACTGGCCCCTTAGAGATTGGACACACTTAATCAAAAATGGTAGAGCGGTTCATTCAGGATTCGTGGGGATCCTCTGACGTGAGCCGCTTTCCCGGACCCCAACCCGTGTCGATCGAGCGTCGGCACTTCTGTCTCCTCAAACGCCAACCCTACTTGGTGTGTGAAAAGACTGACGGCGTTCGCCACCTACTCGTGAGCACTCCAGAGGGGGCTGTGGCCCTCGTGAATCGCGCATTCAACATGGAGCCCGTGAAGATCAGGATTCCAAAGGACACATTGCTCGACGGGGAACTCGTAAAGGCCAAGTCGGGCAAGGTGCTGTTCATGGTCTACGACGCGGTCCGGGTCAAGGGTGAGGACCTCATGAGGGCACCTTTGAATCAGCGACTCGAAAAAGCCCGTGTGATCATCAGGGGTATCATCAAGACTGCCAACGCCCCATTCGAGGTTCGAGTCAAGACCATGTGGGACTTGGGATCACCAATTCCTGATCTAAATTCGTTCGAGTACGAGACGGACGGTCTGGTTTTCACCCCCAAAGAAGAGCCTATCCGCATGGGCACTCACGAGACCATGTTCAAGTGGAAACCCCGAGAGCGCATCACGATCGATTTTTGTTTGCAAAATGGGAAGGAGCTTTTTGTACAGGATCGTGGTGAGCCCTACAAGGAGGCTGAGCTGCATACACGGAACAAAAGACCAGACCTGGCCAACGGTACCATAGTCGAGTGTGGCTATGGAGACCTGGGGTGGTTCGTCGAGAAGATCAGGACCGACAAGACGCATGCAAACAACCGGAGAACTTACTTCCGGACTTTGGTGAATATTCGAGAGAATATCCTCGTGACGGAGTTTTAGGAGCGGTACCAGGCCATATAGAACGGCGCGCACTTAGGCACCTCATTTAATTCAGTAATCGTTTCATCATCCTTGATGTACCACTTGTCCCATCGTCTCACGAGTAGCGCGTAGTGCCCTCCTGACTGAATCCCATGATGAATCACCGCCGCAAACAGCTTGTGGCCCTCGAACTCCTGGGGAATTTCAATTGGAAATTTGTGATCATACATAGAGAACGTCACACCAAAAACACGGGGCCACTGGGTCACGACCGCCCGGACCGCCGCGACGTGGTGGCGCCGACCGTCATCATCTACGTACCCCTCGATCCCGACGTACTTGTTCTTTTCTTCAAGCAATTTAGGGAGGTTCGTGGATTCCGTGGGGTTCAGAATTAAGGTTACAAATTCGTTCGTCTTTTTTGAGACGCCCCCAGGGTAGACGGTCTCTTGACACTCCTGACCGTTGAAGATCGACCGGATGAACTTCTGACCAATTGATTTCTCAAATACATCGATCAGAAGTACTATGACCTCTTGGGCGTCATGCTGGGATCCGCCTGTGAATGCAGGAAAACGTGTCCTGAAAGCGGCTAGGAGGTCCCGTGGATCTACAGGATCAGTCAAATCTTTCATAAACAGTTTCCGAGCAACCTTCTGGTACTCTCGCGTCAGGTCACACGGCCCGTCGTACGGGTCAGCCTCGAACAGAAACTTGCTCAAGGGTGGAACATGAGCCAGACACTGGACCGCGGTGTTGAAGTAGCACGTGTTGCCCAGGTTAATCAAACCGCGCATCCTCTTAGAGGAAAGGCTCGTGTAATCTCTAAATCAAAAATGGAGGCTCACCCGATTTACGCCAAGTGGGCGCCGATCATCAATGCGCACAAGAACAACCCTGGGACCGAGATTGAGATCCGGTTCGGTCGTTCGGCCCGCGGGGGCTTTGACACGAATGTGGGTCAGGTGGCGTTCAAGAAGGTCCTGCGGTCCCTCGAGAGTTACGACGGTTGGGAACAGACAAAGCACACGAAGTCGACCGTGTACTACTTTGCGGGGTCCAAGCGTCTCACGGTCGATGACGAGACTGATGAGCAGGTTGGCCATATCAAGAAGCGCGTCCGGGTGGACGACTTTGTGCTCGACGGCAAGTCGCTCGATGTGCGTCTAGGTGTTTCGACTGAGGAGCCGTTCGAGTACGACGGTGAAGAGACGAGCACGGAGCAAAAGACCAAGGAGCGTTGGTCTTTTGTTCGCAAGAATCTCTCGATCGACATGTCCATCGTGAAGGGGAACCCGGACGATCCCGACTCGGACGAGGACACGACTTACCAAATTGAACTTGAAATTATCAAGCCCGAACTGGTCAACGATCAGGACACCATGTACAACCTACTTTACAAAATCTTCGACATTCTCAAGTGCGTCTAGTTCTTGGCCACCTTGTTGAGCCAGACGTTACGGAACTTGGGGTCTAGACCAGCGCGCGCCAGACCCGCCCACGTATATGTATTCCGTGGACCGGTCGGTAGCCCTATATTAGCCAGGGCGTTATTCAGGTTCGCCAGGCCCGTCTTATTGACTGGAAGGGCATACTCCTTCTGGAGTCTGGGGCTCTTGGCCGCATTGTACTTCTTGGGTTTGGGGCTCTTCTTCGGGGGTGGGGATCTCTTGGGGATATTGGGCGTCTTGCGAGCCTTGGGAACGTAGGCTGGAATATGTCTAATCTTACCCGTGATTGCATTCTCGACGGTGCGTGCCGCGCGTTCGGGACTCCGAGGGACTTCGGCCGCTAGCCATGCCTTTATAGCCACCTTCATATTCGCCACCTTGGGCTTGGGCTTCTGGAAGGCCAGGTTCGTCACCAAGTTCTTGTAACGCTGGACCTTGTTGGCCGGTAGCCAATTTGGAATCTGAATTCTCGACACGTAGCGCGCCTTGGATGGTTCGTTGGCGCGCATGCTCTTCGTCTCCTTGACGAACTTCTTGTAGGCCCGGTTTACATTAGCCTTGAGAGGCTTGCCGCGCGCACCCACAGGCAACTTGCCGTAAGACTTGAGAAAAATTGCCTCATTTCCATTACGGTAGAGATTACCGAGGTTCTGTGAAAGCAGTACAGCGTACTCGAACTCGCGAGCCATGTTAGAGTTGGAATTAGAAGGACTCGGTGATGGCGTTGCGACCCGAGGCCGCGGAGGACTCGGCGCCTTGGCCGGCTTTTTGCCAGCCACGTGGGCCCGGAGGGTGTTGAACCGGTTAGCCTTGGCGGTGGCGTTGTATTCTGTGTGCAAATTCATAGGCAAGAGCCTCTTGGCAATCTTGTTCTGCTCGGCCGCCGGAATAGTCGCCCATGCGCGCCGCGTTTGGACCCCCTCACCCGTCGTCTTTTCTACACGCCCATTGTTCATGAACGTATAGAAGGTGCCGTTGACCAACACATCGTACGTCCGGTTCAGCTTGGTCGTGACACCCGCCTTGTTCTGAATTAGGCCGATCAGGCGGGCCGGCGCCATCTTAGCATTCGCCTCTGGGATGTTCATATTGCGCGCGATGGCCAGGAGCTCAGCCTTGGTCAGACGGGTCGCTTGGCGGTTGTTGATGCGCAGGACGCTATTCAGGCCCATCTTGATGACGTGCTGCAGGCCCGGTTTGAACGCGTTGACGTTATTTCCAATCTTGAATATGGCGCGGACAGACGCAGGGATGTTGCGACCAGCATCTGTGTAAGCCTTGATGACCGTCTTGCGGCCCGCTGCAATTCCAGCCGGTACGGCGAACCAGTAAGGCTGCTTACCCGGGCCAGGACGCACGTAGAACCCTTCCTTCATGGCGTTCCAAGAAGGCGCCCGGCGGTTCTTGGGTCCTGCAACCGCCTTCTTCGCACCGTTCGCAAGAGGGTGGCCTGCGCGGATAAAGGCATTCAGGGTCGCGCGCGGAATGGGCACCCCAGCGTTGGCGTAGGCCTTCACAACCTTGGGCCCTACACCCGCCATGTTCAGAGCGCCGCGGTTGAGCCACTCTCGAGTAGTGACGTTGCGCTCCATCTTGCGCCACTTGTAAAGGCGGGGCTTGCCGTTCGTCCCCGGGCGGATGTAAAAGCCCATGGGTGGGGCGGCGTTCCACGAGGCTGCGAGGGGGTTACGGTTGGCCAGCTTGGCCTTCTTGGCGGTGGCAGCCTGCGCACCTGGCTTCCGGATCGCCGGCGACTTGGCGAGGTTCAAAGCCAAGAGGGCCACCAGGTCATATTTGTCGGTAAAAAACTCCTTGAAAAGCTGTCGGGGTGCGTCGCGCTCGGACGGGTTCTTTATCCCTGTGAACAGGACGGTACCGTTCTTGAAAAACTGGTAGGTCCACTTGGGGTTCTTGAGCTTGAGGACTATGGCAGGGACGCCGCCGACTTTCTCGTCGTATCGACCGATGCTCTCGACCATTGACGCAGGGAGCTTCTTGAGCTCGTCACGCAGGTCATCGAGTATGAACGGTTTATTTACGTAGAAAATTCCGTCAATCTTCTTGTAGACGGGTGGGGCTCTCAGGAGCACCGATGGGGCCCAACCGTTTTTGACGATGGCGAGCAGAGCCGCCTCGTAGTTCCCGAGACCCATGACGTCAAAATACTTGTCGGTCAGGACGACAGTCTGTTGACCCTTTTTGGCGATGACTTTATTCACGCCATCAGAGTCGCCTATCCAACCTTGGCCTTGGACCCAGCGCACCACGGGCTTCTTGAAGCTCGATTTATACCCCGTAATCTCCGAGAACCCCTTGGGCTCAGAGTCAAATACAGAGCGAAAGCTCGTAGGCAACTTGAAGGTTACGATCTTGGCCGTGAGCGCAGACGGCGAGACCTTGTAGCTCCCCTGACTGTTCGTAAAAACGCGTTTCGCCCGGAAGATCTTCTGAATCTTCCGCGCGGCCGCGGTTCTGGGGGTGTTCCCCGTCATTTCTACTCTTGAATCATATTTTATTCTTCACCCTTGAAGTCGAGACCGTAAATGATAGGCTGTGTCGCATAAGCCATTCCTTGGTAAATCTGGGATTCGACGCGGACCTCGAGCTCCTTGGAGCTGAACGGCCCGGCGTAAAAGTCTGGATTGAACTTGAATGTGCCGAGGTTGTTCTCGCGACAGTGCTGGTTGAACTGGGCCACGAAGATCTTCTGGGGCACGAACGCGTCTGGTGCAAACTTGAACTTCTCCGAGCACAGGAAGTGCTGGAGTGAGTTGGTGACGGTTGCAACCTGGCTCCGGATCGTCTTGAAGTACTTGGGGAGCACGTTCCAGATGTCCTTGTCGGCGTACTTTGCCGAATAGTCCAGATAGGCCCGAAGACACTTGCACAGGATCGCGGGCATCTCAGCCTCGAGCTTGTACTCGAGGTGCGGGTCAGCCACATCAGGTGCGATTTGCCGACCAAAATTGATGGTGGCCAGACGACGCAGGATCGAACCAGAGTTATCCTTCCAGTTAGGCACCTCATTTCCACCCAGAATTCCGGGGGTTGTCCATTGCATGCTCAGTGCCGTCTCGCACTTGCGCGCGATGCTGACATCCTCACCAGACACGAGCGACTGAAACTCAGCCTGCTCGAGCTGGAGATCACCCTTGATCTCAGGACTAATGAACATGAACCCCTTGTAGATGCTCGAGAGGCCAAACTTCTTCTCGATATTGTTCGAAAGGGTCGCGACGTCCTCGCACTCGTAGAACCGCCGAGCCACCTTGGTGATTAGTGTAGATTTTCCAGACTGTGCAATTCCTTTCAGAAATGGAATGACCTGCCAGCCGTCCAGCTCATTCACATCGAAGCACAGGCGCCCCATGAACACGTAGACCCAACGAGCCACGTCCTCCTCGAAGCGCTGGTAGTCCAGCACCTTCTGCATGTGGGGCGTCGGGATGTCGTACCAGTCCTCGACGTCATCATACGGTTCGAAAGGCTGGTCAAAGTACTTGCAGGACACGAGAGTCGGATCCAGCTCCGCAAACTCTTCAGTGTCGTACTTGTAAAACTTCGTCTGACGGCGCCCAGAGGCATCCTTGATCATCTCGAGTGGGCGGGCGTCCAGCAGGCCATTATGGAAGGACCAGACGTGACGATCCTTTTTGATTTCAGAAAACTGAATATCCTTGCAGTTGGTCAAGTGCCGGATGACGTCATGGGCCATGTTGCCGCGGTTCGTGAGGTTCAGCCACATTGCGGCATTATCCTCCTTCTGGGTCTCGTCGTAGACAAAGTCCTTGATCTCCTTGACGGTCTTCCACGCTCTGGTCGTGCGAATTTCCTTGCAACATTGGTCACGGTACCGTCGGTACCCGTTCCGATACGCCTGTTTCAGAAGGAAAATGAGAAGCTTCTGATACGAGGTGGCGTCCTTCTCGATGTCCATGTCGACGTCAGGGTTCTCGACCATGGGCTTGTTAAACATCTTGAATTCAGCATCATTTTCAATAAACTTATTGACGATGGCTTTGTAGCACTCCTTGAAGCGCTTGATACGGCGCTCAAAGGTCATCTTGTTCCCGTTGATGTCCTTGGTCTCAGTCTTGCTGATCTCAAGCAAGTCGGCCCGGGCAAGCATGTAACCACAGATATCGATAATTCGGCGCTTGTTCACAAGCAGGCGCTCGAGATCCTCCTTGTCGATATCCACGGGGAGGCCGTTCGGATCTCGGCTGGGTGTTGCCGGGAGCCACTTGGCCGAAAGTAGTTTGAAAATTTCTTGGCGCTTGTCTCCATTCTGGAGTTCAAGATGGAGATTGCGTTCGCAATCCACGAGCTTTGCGTCCAGATCCGCAGGCGTCCACGAGTTGATTTCTTTCTGGTAGGCGCTGCCCTCAGCCGCCTTTTTGTTTGTGGTGCCTTTGGTTGCCATTGATACAACTGGCCGCGACTTTTTTAAGCGGGGGCGAGAATGCCCTGTACCGCCGGCTGACATGCACACGGCTTGACAGCCGACATGGCGGACAGAATTTTGACCAGAATTTTGTTCTGCATCTCCATGCACTGGGCGATTTTCTCGGTCGCATCTTTCAGCCCGACCAGGGTCGTCGCGATCGTCTCGCCATCCTCGGTGGCGAGCAGGGACCCGAGGGCCTCGAACATATCCATACCCTCGTCCATCTCGTCCTCATCCATCTCCTCGTCCATCTCCATCTCCTCTTCGTCTTCCTCAATCTTGGCACGGGACATTGTAATATTCCAACAGAAATTAAGACCTTGGGTTTTTCGCGCTGGAACTTTTTCGTGACCTATATTAAAATGCCTGGTGGCGGACTCATGCAACTCGTGGCGTATGGTGCTCAGGATGTGTATCTGACGGGTCAGCCCAAGGTGACCTTCTTCCAGTCGACCTACAAGCGTCACACCAATTTCGCTATGGAATGCGTCCAGCAAACCGTGAACGGATCGGGTGGCAACGGCGGCGTCTTCTCAGTGACCCTGAGCCGTTCGGGTGATCTCGTCGGCGACATGTTTATGGTGGCCCAGCCGACCCAGTCGTCTGCTGCGGACCTGACGTCGACCAACGCCAACTTCGACATGAACTGGGTGGCTGAGCGTGCCATCGAGCGCATCGAACTCTTCATCGGTGGTCAGCTGATCGATCGTCACCAACAGACGTGGTTCCGTCTGTACGCGGAGGTGTTCCTGGACGACACGAAGAAGATGGACTACGGCCGCCTGACTTCGTCGTCCGTCGTGAACAACGTGGGCACGACGAGCCCCTCGAAGGTTTACCTGCCTCTTGTTTTCTTCTTTAACCGGAACCCAGGCCTGTACCTTCCCATAATTGCCCTCCAGTACCACGAGGTCCGTCTGGACTTTATAATGAGCCAGTACTACTCGAGCTATTTCGGCACGAACGGCATCGAGCTCTGGGCCAACTACATGTATCTGGACACCAGTGAGCGCGACCGTTTCGCAAAGAATAACCACGAGTACCTGATCGAGCAGGTCCAGTACGTGACCCCGGACGCCGTCGGCGTCAGCTCTGAGAATTCCGCGAGCATAATCCGTCTGCAATTCAACCACCCAGTCAAAGAGCTTATCTGGTGCTACCAGAACAATCAGTTGAGCTCGAGCACGAACCTGAACTCCATGTGGAACTTCAGCTCCAGCACGGCCAATGTGAACGTGACGGTCGATCCCCAGCTCCTTCCCCAGAGCGGCATGAACCTCCTGCCGAATCAGGTGGGCGCGCCCCGCCTGTTTGCGCCACCGCTTCTGTCCGGTAATCTTTACGTCTCCGGTACCAGCAACGTGGACACTGGCAACACGATCACGGTCCAGTCCAACGTCCAGACGGGCAACGTGTTCTGGATCGAGTCGGGCCTACCGAACTACGGCACGGCCAACACGGTCTACGGTTATGAGGTTGGCCCCCTGCACAAGTTCAAGCTGATGCTGAACGGCACGGATCGCTTCATCGAGCAGCCCGGCAAGTACTTCAACCAGTACCAGCCGTACCAGTATCACTCGGGTGCGCCATACGTCGGAATTTACACATACTCGTTCGCCCTCAAGCCCGAGGAACTCCAGCCCAGCGGCACTTGCAATTTCTCCCGGATCGACATGGCCCAGGTGGCCGTCAGTCTCAAGACGGGCATGGGCGCCAACCTTTCCCAGAAGATGTTCGCGGTGAACTATAACGTCCTCAAGGTGGCGTCGGGTATGGGCGGTCTGGTCTTCTCGAACTAAAGAAGTCTCTGCTACTTTCAGTAGTGCATGCCCTTTGTATACTCTATAAAGTGCAAGCTCGAGCCACGTAAGGAATATATAGGTCAGACGGTTCAGGATGATTTTCAAATACGCCTGAACGGTCACGTCTCGGATGCAAACAGTGGAGTCAAGAGGCATTTGTACAACGCCATTCGTTTCTATGGATGGGACCAATTCACGATTGAAATTCTTCACAGTTTCCCCAGGGAAGGAAATTGGGAAGAGCATCTGGACGACCTCGAGATTCTGGAGATTGTTCAGCGTGGAACCTTGGCCCCAGGCGGATACAACAACGAGACGGGCGGGAACCGTAACAAGGTCCTCCACGAGGACACAAAGGCGCTCATGAGCTCCGTCCGCTCAGGCGACCGTCACGCTATGTTTGGGAAGCACCACGACGAGGAGGCCAAGGAACTGGTTCGATTAGCTAATGTGAAACCTGTTCAGCAGTGGTCCAAGGACGGAACCCAACTCCTCAGGACGTTCGAGTCGGTTGAGGAGGCGACGAGGGCGTCAGGTTCCGATGGAAGTCATATATGTAAAGTATGTAAAGGTGAGCGCAAGACGGCGGGTGGGTTTCATTGGAAGTTTGTAAATTCAGGAGACATTCAAAAGAACGAACCTTTGAAGTTTACGAAAATTCAACAGTGGTCGTTCGACGGTAAGACTCTTATAACCGAGTATGTTAGTATAAAGGCGGCAGGTGAAGCTGTAAATTCTGATAAGAGTACTATAAGTAAATGCTGTAAGGGCAAGTTGAGGTCAGCAGGCGGGTTTAAATGGAAAGCCGTCTAAATTTTTTTCTTGGGGTATATTACAAACGCGATCATGGCAGGCGGCCTCATGCAACTGGTTGCTTACGGTGCTCAGGATGTTTACCTTACCGGTCAGCCCAAGGTGACCTTTTTCCAGGCGGTGTACAAGCGCCACACCAACTTTGCGATGGAGAACATCCAGCAGACGGTGAACGGCACGCCCTCCAACAGCGGCCGTGTGTCCGTGACGATCGCCCGCAACGGCGACCTGGTCGGCAACATGTACGTGGGCCTGATCCCTGCCGGCTCCAACACCCTGACGTCGACCAACACGGGCTACGACCAGTGCTGGGTGGCTGAGCGCGCGATCGCGGCCGTGGAGCTGACGATCGGCGGCCAGCGCATCGACAAGCACTACCAGGCGTGGTTCCGCCTGTACGCCGAGGTGTTCCTGAGCGAGTCCGACAAGATCAACTACGGCAAGCTGACGTCCGGCTCCTCCCCCGCCTTTGACCTGGCGACCAACAAGACGTACGTATACCTGCCGCTGCTGTTCTTCTTCAACCGCAACCCGGGCCTGTACCTGCCCCTGATTGCCCTGCAGTACCACGAGGTCCGCCTGGACTTCGACCTGACCTCGACCTTCTCGAACTACTTCGGCTCCTCCAGCCCGGTGTTCGAGGTGTGGGCCAACTACGTCTACCTGGACACGGAGGAGCGTCGCCGCTTCGCCCAGAAGGGCCACGAGTACCTGATCGAGCAGGTGCAGCACACCGGCGGCGACTCGCTGTCGGGTGCCCAGAACACGGTGCGTCTGTCCTTCAACCACCCGGTGAAGGAGCTGGTGTGGTGCTACCAGAACGCCAGCCAGGGCCCGGCCGCCAACACGAACGGCATGTGGAACTTCTCCACCGGCTGCTCTAACGTGCAGGTGACGTGCAACACCGCCTCGGTTATGTCCGGTGGCGCGGTGCTGCCCCACGTGCTGGGCGCGCCTATGCTCACGTCCAACATTGGCCAGACCTCCGGCACCGGCGTCACCTCCAACTCGCTGTTCAGCGCGACCGTTGGCGCGTACGGCTGGGTCGAGGAGGGTGTGCAGGTGGCGGCTGCGACGACCGGCCTGGGCCAGGCCGCCATTGAGGTGGGCCCGATGCGCGACTTCAAGCTGATCCTGAACGGTCAGGATCGCTTCAAGGAGCAGGTCGGCAAGTACTTCAACCAGTACCAGCCGTACGTGTACCACTCGGGCACGCCCTACCCGGGTATCTACGTGTACTCCTTCGCGCTGCAGCCGGAGGAGCACCAGCCGACTGGCACCTGCAACTTCTCCCGTATCGACAATGCCCAGGTGTTCTTCAACCTGAAGAACTCCACCACCAACCTGCTCCAGAAGATGTTCGCGGTGAACTACAACATCCTGCGCATCCAGTCTGGCATGGGTGGCCTTGCCTTCTCGAACTAAACGGCGCGTCTCAAATTTGCTTGCGAAATTGCGAAAAGGGCTTCGCCCCGGGCTTCGGCCCCAAGAGTGTATCCACACTCTTGGAGTCGAAACTAAATGTTTCATAATTCTAATGGACCGGTCCCCGCGCACGCCTAATCGGTGGCGCGAGCAACCGCCGGCAAAACGGCGCCGGACGAATAACAGAGGGAGAAATAATTTCACACCATCAAATGGTAATGTAAATGGAACTAGAAACGATTTGGGTTATAAAAGAAAATATCCGGGACGCGACCCACCCGTAGGCCAGCCCCCCCTGTACTGTAAAGTGATCCAGCGGGCCGACGGCTCATGGGCGCCCGTTCATCTGCGTATCGACTATAAAAAAAATGGCCATGGTAATTTTGTATTGGTGGGGACACCGCCCAC